CAGAAAATGGATTTAATCCCTGACTAATGCCGCCAGTTAATCCAGCTAACGTATCAAGCCTATTAACCTGTGCCTGTTGTTGCGCTTGCTTAATTTTACCAGATGCCATCTCAGCTTGAACAGCGTCATACCTATTCTGCTCTGCTTGTGGCAAAGGAAATATGACAGTGTCTGAAGCAGATGAGCCAATGTCAGCAAGTAGCGCAAATGGGTCTAAATCAGCCATCTTATTGTGCCTTTGGTGCTTTGGTTAATTGCCACACTTTGCCGTACTTAGTTGCAAGATTATTAGCTTCCGTGATTAAGTTTTGCCGATCCTGTGGAGCAAGACTAGGTGACTTCACCTGCTTACTAATTTCTGCAAGTCTATCAATAGCTTTCTCGCTGCCTGATTTGCCTGGCAATTCAAACGGTAAGATTTTAGTATTTATCTGTGCATCAGTTGCATCTAAAAACTTATTTGCAATAAGTCGATTTTTAGCAAGTTCAGCTTGCGATATATAAGATGATTTAGAAGCGTCTGAATATACTTTAAACGCTTTTAATAAGTCTGCTCTAGCGGAATCAGTAAGTTTAGATCCACCCTTAATTACCTGTTCAAGCTCTTTTGAGTATTGTTGAATAGTTGGCAAAACACTAATTCGAGCTTTTGCCTCAGATGGTGAAACAACAGAAGTCGGATCTCCAATCTTTGTACCAAGGCGAGCAATTTCATTATCTGCCGCCATGCTATCTTGAGACATTAACTCTTCGATAGAATCGTACATGTTAGAAATTTGAGTAGCGTTCTCGCCTTGTTTAGTTAATGCCGTTCGTTCTTTATCAATAGCATCCTGACTGCGTTTTGGTCCTTCAACGATATTTTGCTTTGCAACTTCTAACCGCATATCTCGTTGTTGTTTTGGATTTAGTCCTTCCATGCCAGGCGTGACTGGGGTAGCAGTTGGCGCTGTAATTGCTAACGGCTGCAATGCCTCAAACCCTGCTGGAAGGTTTCCAGTTTGCTTGACGTACTCGAGCGCAACATCTTGCTTCAATTTCCTATCTAATGCGGCTTGCTCTGCTTTAGCTGCAAGTTCGTTTTGTAATAGAATTGGATTAATCTCACTCAACCGACTCATTACATTTGTTGGGGTATCTTGCTGTGCTAATCCTTGTAGGAACGTAGTTCGTTCTGCTGCTGGTTTAGCAAGCAGCTGACTAGCAAGGTCTGTAGCTTGCAACGATTCTTCTGTAGCTTGCTTCCTAGCCTGATAGCCAAGCAAGCCAGACAATAATGCTTGTCCCATTGCAATGCCAAAGTTGGCACCAGGTTTGCCATATGGGTTGTATAGATTGGGAGCTGCTTGATTAAGAGCAAGTAACCCCATGCCATATGGAGTATCAGCTCCAGTTATACGCAAACCACTAAGTGCATCCGCTAGAGTAGTTGTGGCCATAATTAATCCTTATTTCAACGCCCAATTGGTTGCCGCTGCGCCAGCCCCAGTTCCTAACCCTTGCGCTACTCCACTCCCAATACTTGGTTTTTGTGGCTTGTTCCATCCTTGCGCTTGCTGCATAGCAGCAATGTCTTGTTGTGTTCTAGCATTGATATTGGCAGAACCAATTTGAGCGCCAGCTCCAATCCTAGATTGCTCAATCGCTGCTTTACGATCTGCTTCAGCTTTTTGCATTTCTGCCGCTGTAGCATACGGAAGTTTCCACATGTCAGAGGTAGCAGCATACTGTTCAAACGGTAGCTTTTGACCACCTATAAATTGCTCATATCCCTGCTGCTGATACTGTGAACCAAGCTGGAATGCTTGTGATTGTGCCTGATTACGAGCGTTGTTCTGAGCTTCTTTAATCGCTCTAAACTGCGCTTGATATGCACCACTGTTAGGATCTATTCCTTGCTCTGCCATACGCTGTTGGAACTCAGCATCTTGCCGCTGGAACTCTGGAGCCATGGTTCGCTCGAACTCACCCATTACACTTTGACGTGCTGCACTCATCTGATCGGTAAAGCCCTGCTGTTGAACATTTGCCCAAGGATTATTTGGATTAAACTGGCTAGCTTGCCCTAGTATATCCATGCCAAATTGACCAGATACATCAGCCATCTGATTACCTTGCTGCTCAGATGTTTGTTGAGCAAATGGCGTTGGACCTTTTGGTGCTTTATTTGGTTCTGTTGTTTTTACAGGCCGTCCACGATTATCAATGCGCTTCCCAGACGAATTAGTAAGTTGACCTTGTGAATTGCGGTACACGCCAGGTGATAGCCGTGTAAGTCCTGTCGTTGCCTTGTTGGAAGGTGCAGCATTACTAGGATTGGTTTTAAGAGCGCCACCTTTGTTAGTTTTCTTCTCTGCCATAACTATACCTGTCCGCCTAAGTCGTATCTTATTTCAAATCCCAAAAACTGTAACGATGAATTTTTAATGCTCCCACCAACTCGAATAGCTGCACAATGTCCTTGCCCTGCCGTTGCATATCGGTCGTAAATGTATTCAATATCTGCCGACCAAGGCTGGTAATATGCAGGTACTGTAATTGGAGGAACTGCAGGATCTCCAGGAACTCTATAAGGAGTGTATGCAGCGCCATTGCTTCCCCATCGAGAACCCCAAGGCGTAAAGGTAGCCGCTGGAGTAGTTGTTTGAGTAAGTACCGCACTGCGTTTGAAATCTGTGTCTAAGCCAAGATTAAGCGTTACGCCACGCTTGCCTTTCAGCAGTGGTCGAATATCTTTAAACGCCTTGTAATTGCCTCTAGCCCCATAGAATGAAAACGCTGTACGGCAAGAGAACGCAATTGATTGTGAAGAGGTAGATGTTACAGCATCGGCATAGCCAGTCTCACCCTGGTATATAACTCCAGTGTTTGACGCATAGAACGGTAGGTTAAGAAACTTACACGAGGATACAGCATGCTCACCGCTAAATAGTACAAACTGCGTCCATGATTTAGTATCAAGTGAATATACTAGCAGCGTTGCAGATGATGGACTATCAGGGAGCGTAATGTACACACGCCTTCCCTGCGGCCAGAAAAACCCACCCCACAACTCTGCTGATGATGCCTGAGTTGCATATTCAGTAATCAGCGGATTCACTTTCAAGCTAACTATATTAAGTGCTTGCTCTGGATCAGTTTCAAACAGCGCACTTACGGGGATGATGCCTTGCTGCGTAATGATCCAAATATCTTGGTTTACTCTTACAAATGCTGTGCGGCCTAATGGTTTGCCGATAATGAAGTGAGCTACTAGCGTCCATGACGCATCGTCTGGAGAAGTTCCAGAGTACATAACAATTTCACCTTCTGATGAAACTGCCATGAACAAGTCTTGGGTACTTACTCCTTTAGTATTGGTATAAGAGTCAACAAACAAAAGAGAACCACCACGACGAAAATATGTATTGGAAATCGTAAGAATCCATTACAGGTGAGCCAGTGGTAAACGGGGTTTTTACCGTTTTGTGATACCACATCATAGCTGTGTTTTTCTGAGCAAAGTAAAGTCGCTCTCTGTATGATGCTACCTGTGCAAGTGTTGTATTGCCTCCAGTCACTCCATTTGCAGTGATATTTATGGCTTGCCCTGTACCTGTGTATACCTGCGGCTCATTTGTGCCATTGCAGAGATATATATTTCCAGCGTATAGCTCTTTGTTCCAACTCCCTGCGCTATAAGCACCAGCAGCACGAGTGATATCTGTAACAACGCCAAGCGAAGAAACAGAATATAAAGCTGTATCGGTTGCTGCGATTAGCTGCGAGGTACCATCTTTTAATGGATACTCATGCATGAAACGGATAGGAGTGCTTGGAATGGTCGCACCACCAGTTCTAAAGCTTGTATATCCAAGGCGTACCGTAGGAGCGCCAGCACCAGGAAAGATGTTAGTTAATTCCAATGCCGATGCTGGATCCATATTGTCGATAGGACTTACTAGGTCCAAACCGAGCGATGGAGGTGGCATTGTATAACCCTGGAAGCTCATCCTACCTCTTTAAATTTGCATTGTACGGCATTTGAAATTGGCCGTTCTGCATGGGTTGAATTGGATTATTACCAACTGGCATTTGAGGCTGCATTGTAATAGGTGGAGGAAGTTGATTTTGTGCTTCCATAGCAAGAAACCCTTTGCCTTGCGGATCCATCTGTGGAGATGGTTGATTTACTGGTTGTTGCTGTGCAGGGTTGTTTTGCAATGCGGAAACTATAGAAGAGCCAACTGGCTGACTGTTCCCATTGTATGCGCCAAAATTTTGTTTTTGTTTTGAATAAAACATATTTACCCCATTTTAGAATTTAACATGTCCCAAAACGAAGGTTTGTTTTTTAACTGTTCTGGAATCGTTGTTGGTTTGGTAATTGGTCCCATTGTTGGAGCGTTTGGAGCTGGAGGCCGAGTTGATATAGTTGCACCAGAACCCTTGTCTAGTCCCGATTTGCCAAGAAAAGCATTGATATTAGCATCAACATCTTTCTCGTTCTTAGCGTTACTAGTAGCAGCATTAACTAACATGCCAGTATATTGCTCAACAGGAATGCCAGCCTTCGCAGCTTCTTCTGTGTAAACACTGCGTACACGAGGATCGATCTTATCAACAGCGTATTTAGCTAGTGGGTTTTCCCAGTCAACGTCCCAAGTCCTGCGGGTAGTCTTGCCGTCTACATTGGTTAGCTTAGATTTGCCGTCTTTGCCGATGTTATACTTTTCGCCACTAGCCAGAGTTATGTTGTAATCTTTATCAGCTACGCCAGTTTCCTTTAATTTGCCTCTAAAATCATCGCGCAATAGTTGGGCATCTGATTTGCCAGTGGTCATCATTTTACCGATAGAGCGTTTGCCCATTAGCCCAAGGCCAATGTTTGCAACTGTTCCTATGCCGGTCATATTTGCAGCTTGATTTGCCCAATCCGCACGATCGCCACGCCCACGCAGAATGTCCTTCATGCCTGTTTCCCAAGCATTAGAAAGTGCAGCAGCTCCTATTGCTACTGGCAATGCTGCTGATCCAATGCTAGCCAGTGAAGCTCCAGTGCCAGTAGCGGCACCACCAGCTGCTGCGCCACCGCCTGCGGCAGCACCGCCTGCGCCAGCAGCTCCCGCGCCAGCAGCTCCCGCGCCAGCGGCTCCTGCACCAGCGGCACCTGCTCCAGCGGCACCTGCCGTTCCAGCGCCAATTTGACCAAGTCCATAAGACGTTCCCACCGCACCTAATACGGTTCCGGCAGTTTGAGCGAGAGCAGCGTTTTGCTCCGCCGATGCCTGATCCCTAGCTTGTTCCTCTGCACTGGGAGGTGGTCCAAAGTTAGCTTCAACCTGCTTATACGCATCATACGGACGCATACCCTGGCTAATTAGCTGATTGTAGTAATCTCTTGGTTGCATCCCTTTAGCTGGTGGCGCTATCTGTGGTGCCATATTATGTCCATGTTCCAAAGACTGCCGTTCCAGCACGAGCAAACAACTCTGCTCGCGTATGGCCACCGGCATAAATAATCTTACTATTTTGCTGTCTTGAGTAATCTTCGTTCATCTGCGTAATGAATCGAGGCTGAACCGTATCAAGGCCGTGAATCTCGGCAAATCGTTCGAGCATACCTTGCTCAAGAGTTTTTGGATTAAAGACAGTTTCATCGCTATCAGCTAAGAAATCGCTATAGGCTCCACTGTAGTACGTCCAAGTAACCCCACCATCTGAAACTGATCCGCTTGTATGCGTTGGAACAGTAGCGCCAGAAGTGCCGCCAAGTGTCGTTTGGTAATAGTTGCCGTTATAGAACGTGTAAGCACCAGCACTATAAACAGTGCCAGTTACCCAAGTTGCAGGTTTAACGCAACGATCTGCAACGTACTCAAAGATTATCACGTTGCCGTTCTGCGATGCTGTGGGAGTTGGGGAGATAAGCAATTCGTTATTGCTTAGTCCTCTAATCTGAAATCGCTGATAAACGGTCGTATTCAAGCCGTAGCCGCGAATCTCTGCGTACTCCTGGGGGGACATAGGCCCCAAGATTCGCCAGCGTGTGGAGCTATTCCAGAAGGTCTCGTAGTGATACCACGAAAAGGCAGAGGGCAGCGGATAACTAGCCTGCCCTGCTACCAACGTGATTGAGCCAGACGCATACAACTTAGGCCACGGAAATGCATCCGCAATCTCTCTATTTATGCGCTGTGCCATAACTCGCAGTTGCTTTGTAGTTACTTCGGTTGAAGCTATAACGCCACTCTCGACGGTATAACCTGCCTCATTAGCTACGTTCTGAACTGCGGTTACTAAGCTCATACTTTCCTTGGTCTGCCTCTGCGTTTTGGTGCTTCCTCTTCCTCAAGAACCTCATCCTGGCTGCCTTCTTCAAGTAGCTCATCCTCAACCTCGATAGAACGGATCACCTCCTTTCGACGCGAACGAAGGTCTGTGCCCTCGTTTCCTTCTACTCGTTGCAGTAACAACTCTACCTGTTCTTCCAGTTTAGCAGTCCTCTTCTGTTCGCGCTCAAGTTGTTGCTTGAGTGCTACTACATTGAACTGAGAGGAATTTGCAGCCTCAAGCCAATCCTTAGCCATCTTGATAAAGCGTCCAGTTGGTCCAAGTTTTCGCTTGAGTTCATCGTGTGCATCAGCAAGCTGCTCTACGGTTTTAAAACCAAGATGCTGCAATTCACGAAGCGTCGATCCATTCATAAGTGGCCATTCAGCAAGAGGAGTGCCGCTTACTACTACCTCACTACCAGCCTTAAAAGCTGCGTAAAGTTCTGGATAGTCTTGAACATCTTGCGGCTCAATCTTGCGAACCGTCTCATCTCCACCTGGATATTGAATAGAGATTGAAGGGATCTCGTCAAAGATTGCTCTGCCAGCTTGTAAGCTCTTTTCTTTATTCTCGTTATACGAATTGAAGAAACGAACATTAGCGCCATGAAAGCGTCTACGCTGCTGCGCTTGTCCATTCATCAAAGTGTTCCAGTCTATTTGTGCCATAGTTCTCCTAAGTTAATACGCATGATGCGCACTTAACTTATAGCACTAGCCTTCTATAACGACCACGGTATTGAGAGCAGCCCCACTGGTCTGATAGGCCGTTATAACTCCTGACGGTAACGACATGTCTTTCAAAACAAGCGTATTAGCTCCAGCAGTTGATGGCAGCACATAACCTTTGTTTGTAGCCGATGGAACGATCCCCGTAAGGGTTTCTCCATTTAAGCCAACCATAATGTTAGCCGCTGAATTGTTTTGAATAATCAACAGTTTACGGTTTGGATTAGCTGCAAGTATTGTTGTGCTGGATGCCGTGTTTATTGTTGGCGTGGTGGTAACTAACGTTCCAGAGTATATCGTCATAAATCACCAATAAAATGTGGGGTGCTATACCAGCCACCCCATAAAACTAAGTTGCCTTAGTGTGAAGCAGAATTATCCAGTTAGTCGCCGATTGACGAATACACTGAACAGCTTGAAGGTTTGTTACCGTGGTTCCAGTAGCACCAGCAATGCTTGTATTGATTGTCTGCGAGCTTTGAGCATAAACCTTTATGCTGTTAGCTCCATTATTTGCAATATAAACACACTGACCAATAGGACACTCTATAGGCAACTTTACACCAGTGCTCGCTGCTGC